GTATCGACAGGGTTTTGCGCTTTGGCGATCACCGCAAAAGCATTAAGGGCTCCAAGAACATATGTGGGCACTGCCATGCGTGTCTCCATAAAAAACGCCTATCGAGTTTATGCTCAATAGGCGTTATAAAGTCAAGTCTGAGGAGGATGTCTGAACTGCCTATTTCATACCTTGAAGGCTTGGTGCTTGTCAACAGGCCCTATTTCTTTTGGCGTTATTCGTTCTTGTGTAGCGTTTTTATCCAGCTCCTTGCTAACGAGCATTGCGTATCCTGCGATGTCATCCCAATGATCCTTGTAATCTGGATCTCCAGCTAAAATGCGCCCGATCTTGTGCGCTATCATTTCCAATGCTTCCGTCTGACTTGCCAGCAAACTTCTTTTTCCGGCTTTCGTCAGGTCCCTTAGCAGGGTTTTTATATGTTGCGAGAATATCGCTTGATCGGCAAACTCTCCATGCGTTTTCTTCCGCTCTTCCAAGATCTTCTCTACGACAATCATCCTCGTCCTCTTTCCAAAGCCGCCGTCTGATACCGCATCCCGCTGCGCGGGTCCACGGCCACCATTTGCTGCATATCCTCCGCTTGCTGGCTTACCCCTGCCATGATGCTCTCCAGCCCTTCCATCAGGGTTGCGTAGAGCCCTGGCACCGGATCTACCTTTCCATCCAGCCGCGCGTAGCCGCCAAATATGGCGCGTCTTGCCCAGGTGGCGTCGGGCCCGATAAGCACGCGAGAGGCACCTGCCACCTCCGATCTGAACAAGCCTCGTATAATTTCTCTGCCCCGCACAGCATCACCACCTCTGCGTAGCTCTGCAAGTCCGCGCAAGGCTGCACGCAGTCCCAAGGAGTTCCGGGTATCGAAGTTATCCGGAGGGGCACTAACCGTGAGAGATCTACCGGCGTAGAGTTGCGCTTCTTCAAGGATGGGCCTCATGGTTTGTCCCGCGTCTCCGGGTAAAGCCCATGAGTTCAATATTGTCAATATCGAGTTTTTGTATTGGCACAATATAGCTGTCGAACCAAACGCCGAAGCATTGACTCCAAGCAGGACAGGCCCAGGCCGTAGAGCCAGATGTTCAGCGATATGTGTTTGGCTAGCGTCATCATAGACAGGTGTCCCTTGTTTCACTTGATCGTTCAGAAGATATGCCATTGCGTTCGGCACGTCTATGGCGCCCGATGGATATGACAAAAACTGATTGATGGTGCTCACAACCCATTGATCGTTTGGGTCTCCTGCGAACACTATCGAGCCTGAGACCATTAACGGCTGCAAGCTCTGAATGAAGTTCAATTTATCGCGCGGCGCCTTGATGGCCTTGACAGGAATGACTAGGCTTCTCTTGATCTGTTCTTGCCTGATAGGCTCTTCAATCCATTCCGACAGCCCGTCTTTCTCCACCCCGATAACAATAGGTTCATACTTCTTTTCCATTGCGAACATATGCTCGATCATTTCCGAGGGCATCCACCGTTCGCCGCCAGCTTCCCATATAATGAGTTTACGCCCTACCCATGAAGCAACTACATATCCTGTCGTAGCGCTTGTTGTTTTGTTGGTCCTAGCAGGATCGTAGATTATGTAGACAGGCTCCCATGTATGCTTAAGCGATGGGTCACATCTGAACATATTATGTCTGAACAATTTGGTGGCAGGGTCCACAGCTTGCACCCGGTATTCCTGAGCAAACGCGGCTTGTTTTCCAGCACGCCTGAATTTATCTTCGAGATCGTCGATGATCTCCAATGGGAACTGTTCTTCCCAGGTTGCCCGCCGCACTCCGTTCTCGTCAATGTAATCGATTGGCACTTTTAAGGTTTTGTAAGCAGGATCCTTGGCCAGCTTTACGACAAGTGCCTCGGGATCGAGCGGCGTGGCTGTGATGAGTTTGCGGGCGCGCATATTGACCGGCATTAGGTCTTTGTAAAACCAGTCGCTTAGTTTCTCCCTGGCCGTTGGCGTGCTGACAGTCTCTTCGCTTTCAAGATCGTCAATGAAAATTAGATCTGGTCTGGATGTGTCGTGCTTCATGCCACGCAAAGCCATGCCTTGCCCTTGCGCTGTTATGGCCGTGCCGTTGGCAAGCACAAGTTTAGACTCAGACCAGGTATCGCCCATCTGAGGCCCGTAGATGGCGGCAATCCATTCGTTGTTTTCCAGCTCCCGGCGGATAGACCTCAGGCGTTCGCAGGCTCTTGTGTAAGATTCTCCTAACACGATCACGTTCTTTACGAGCCCGCTCGCTGCTTCCAGCACTACTGTTTCCTCGGCAAGCGTGGATTTACCGAAGCCCCGAAAGCACAATCCTATAACATTCTGTACACTTTGGTCATGAAACAGCCGTATCAGTTCGTCGTGCGCTGCGGATGTCTTGGCACTATGCCTATGTGGGAATATGACACGATGCGCAAGGCACGGGTTGTTGTTGAGCTCTACAGCAATGTCGATCAGTTGTTTATCGTTACTCATGCGGCCTCCGAGCTCTTGGTATCATAATCTTTATAAGTTGACAATTATGCTGTTGCGCCGGGCGTGTTGTAATACTAACAGTGTAACACATGATTTCAAAAATTAGACGCGGTTTTAGAGTGGGGGCAATTTATTTTCACCGCGCCGCCCGCCAACCCGTTTACCCCAACTTTTCTTGTATTACAAACAATATAGTATGTAATATACTACACCCTTTGAATTACACTATGATCTACTATAAACATCAACCGCGAAACCAAACTGCCAGGAATAGTATGAACGTAGTGGAAAAATCATGCTGTATAAAAAAAGGTGAATATTACTCTTACCAGAAATCAATGACTTAGCCTATATTACACGTAAATATAGTGTAATTTCTGATAGAACAAAATGAGTACAAAAGCATGTGTTACACTGCTGAAAATCTGGCGGAAATTTCTAACACATTGAAATTAAAGGAAAAACAGAGTATTACAGATTTATCTACATATATATATTTGAATATTTTTAGAATTGAATAATAGACTCGTGTGAGCTTGCAAAATTTCAAAATTTCAAAATCACGAAAATAACTTTCAAACATACCCCTATATTTTTACCCCCCATACCTAAAAATTATTCATGAAATTTCAAAATTTCAAAATTTCCGTTTTGATTTTTAGGGATATCTTTTTAGAGTGTAAAATTACACTACTAAATATATATTTTTATACAGCAAAATTTTTTTAAAACATTCTTGACATAAACCCCTATCAATAATATAAGCAGCTCGTTTCAACAAGGAGACTATCAATGCCTAACGATATTACACCTGAGAAAGACGCGCCGAGCAGCTATTACAAAGATCCTATTCCACTGCCCGGGGAGACATGGGACGCTTATGTCGATAGGGCTGCTACGGTCTATGCCGAATTGCATCGGGCGGATGGCTGGACCGAGAAAGAGTGTACGGCCCTGTACGAGTCATTTGTGTGGCGTAAGAAAGCGGCTACCGCCGCAATGATCGAGCGTATGGTGAAAGAGCGCAACTTCGACGATCGCAGATTGTATCTATGGCCTAAGTTATATTATAATTATACTACTATGGTCCCTTTAGATTACGAGGTTACGGCGGATAACCTGCAAGATGCCGAAATACGGCTTGCGGCTCTTATAGCCGAGCACAATGCCCAAGAAGCTTTAGGGTCGAGGCGGAAAATTGGGAGTATCGACCCTGGTCTGGAGCTAATATTACATATGCCCGCGGATCCACGTATGGGTGATACGAACATAGAGAAGCGGCGCGATGAGTTGTTTGCATTGCGCCAGGACGCCGCAGTCGATCCTGTAAAACAAGCAGAAATAAGCGCTGAAATAAATTCACTTGCTGATCCTTGGGAGATATTGCAGGCTGAAAACATGGCGGCCATGAAAAACAGGAAATTGGCCGCCGAAGAGTGTATAAAACGGCTTAAAAGTGCTATTCAGAGTGTAAAAAAGATACGTTATTATGATATAAAAGACCAAATTACGGACGAAAAGGCTGAAAAAAAGCGTCTTTTAGCGGAAAAAGAGGCTCGTTTAGCGGCCGAAAGAGCGGCTAGAACGCGTGTTATGGAGGAAAGAGGCACCAAGCTGACTGAAGAGCGGGCCGAAAAGCTTCGGCTTGCACGTGAAAAAGAAGCCAGAATTGCCGCCGAGAAGGCCGAAAAGCTTCGCCTTGCCAGGGAGAGAGAAGAGCGGAAAGCCGAGTACAATAGACTTGTCGCTGAACAGATCGAAGCAAAGAAGCTGAAGATGCAAAAAGAGCTCAAAAGAGAACTCAAAAAACTGCAAAAAGAGTAATATACTACACTTGACATATTACACTAGGCATATTATATTACACTCATCAACCAAACGAGGGACACCACGATGCTAAAAACTTTCACAGTGAAACAAGCTATCGAGATGCGTAACCGGGATCGCGACTTTGCCAAGCGGCTCCAGATGCCCAGCTATTTCTATAATATGGGGGAGCTGCTATTCAGCACCATGCTGTTCCGCAACTATTTCTGAGTAGGCAAACTGATCTAGGAGTCTGTAATATGGAAACGAAAGAACAAATCGCCGCGCGTATTATAAAGCAGGAAGTCCTCGTTTGTGTCTCGAGCCTCGTGGTGACGCTCGCAAATGGGCAACTTTTTTCTGACCTTCATCAAGACATGCTCGAACTATCTGAGAAAGCCATTGCACTGCGTGAGCCGGTAGCTGATTATGAGGAGGCGCTCATTCAGGCCGGGTTTGTGAGAAATAGGTATGGTGCTTGGTATCATGAGGAGCTTGAAGGATCGTGGGAAGATGCTCAAGAAGCGTGTGATGAGTGCCGGATAAACTATATTGATCGAGAGGTTTATGAGTTTTGGGCTGTGTCTGACTGGCTCGCGCGCCGTTTAGAGGAGCAGGGTGAGAAAGTTGATACCGATTTTGCCGGGTTGAATGTATGGGCAAGGACAGAGACAGGCCAAGCACTCACTTATGATGCGGCGATTATGCAGATCGCCGAGAACCTTAGCACTATAACAGCTTGATATATTACATTAGGCGAAACGCGGCTACCGGGAGGGATAATGAAATATGTTGCGCAAACACGCGTAGGAGACTCTTGCCTGTCAGAAGAACCACTCAGGCCAAACGAGCTCCGTTATATGCACTGGCAGTGCAAGCAGATTGCCAAGTCTGTGGCCGCCTATAAGGCCGCGCCAAAGCAGCATGATGAACACTGCTACACAAGACGCTACTTTCTGTTCATGCGCGAGCATATGTGTGAAGGATATTTTTGGTGTGAAAGAGGTTTGCCGGTGCCGCAGGACGCAAAGCACGACGAAATACGCTATCCGTTAAAAAAGCCTAGGAGATGGAAATGAAACTTATTACATATGACCCTGTTGACTGTAATGCTCATGTAGTAGATTATAATTGGGTGCTGCTTGCCCAGCAATTTGTCAAGCGCGACGAACGTATAAGAGCTTGGTACGAGCGTGAAAAGATTATAGCATCGGTGTATTATGCCAGGCACGCTCGACTCTATCCCATGAGGATTTGGCCATGAAAGAGGTAGCAAATGCGTAATACAGAGAATAAATTGACAGCCTATTTCCAATGGGCGTGTGGATCTATCATCATGCGTGAGGGCTATAAAAAGGCGGCATGGGAACAGTTCCTTGCCAAGAACCTTCTCGTGTCGGAGAACTTGTTCGTACAATGGAGGACACAAGCCAAACGCGGTATCACAGAGCTTATGAGGGAGAACAGTGCGGTTAGTAAGGTCATGATCGCCATTGGAGTTGCCCAGCCTATGGGCAGTATGGTCCGTATGGACGAAGAGAAATGGCGCGAGTTCTGCGTCGAGGTAGCTGAGAAACATCGCGAGCTATCTGACGGGCAGAAAGAGTTTGCTAGAAGATTTTCAATAACAGGTGAGCGTAAGAGGGCTGTCACGCATAATAAACACATAACAACGCCTATTGAGACAGCACAGGAAACTACGCCTGTTGCGGCGCCGCGCTTGCAGACGATAGAGACGGATCTCCGGGCATATCCCGCCTGGATGCTAGATAAGCCATGCGGCCGGACATCTCTGCGCAAGGTTTTGAGCTTATTGGAAACCAAGTATGGTACGGCCATTCCGCAAGAAGTGGTCGTGAGGTTGAAACCGCAGATCGAGGCATTAAGCAAGCAAAGGGCGTGACATGGATGGTGTTAAGGGCCTAGACATAGGCACGATAGTACGGCTGAAATCAGGATCGCCAAAGATGACCGTAATGGACTCCTACGAGCGGAAGTTTCCTGACGGGGGTGTCTGTATATGGCTCACAGCATGCTATATAGCATATAATACGTATGTTTTACAGGTTATAGACCTGCCTCAAGGCTGTTTTTTACAGGATAAGTGAAAGGTGTAGAATGTTTATGCTGGGTGTAATATTGCTGGCAAATCTTGGGGCGATGATCCTGTTCAGCCTCAAAGCGCTTTGGGATGATAGGGATTATGATAACGACAACAACGGAGATTTCGAATGATCGCGTGGGTAATGATAATATTGATGTACAATCACAATGGCGCAGTAGCCACGTCATCTGTTACCTTCGACAGCCAGGCAACATGCGCGCAGGCTATGAACGGGCTGCGCGCGCAAGCGAGCTACAATAGGGAGACCGACACGGTTATTTACTGCACACCGAAATGAGGCGAAACGCGGCTAGCCGCGTCTGCGGGAAGACCCGTACTGATGAGCCTATTATTGAGAGGGAATGATCATGACCAATAAAGTGTTATCACAAGCGGATGTTATAGCCTTGTATAAAGAGGCTTCGAAGAAACACGATGAATATGAAGCATGGCAGAGCGCCGTCCTGCTTATCGACGAACTGACGGATCACACATGCCCGCACAAGATTAGCGAAATGATCGCGTCCAGGCTCATGGACAAGCCTGCCTCTAGGGCGTATATGCGGCACATACTCGACAAGTTCGATAGCGAGACGCACACGCTCGATAATACCACTGTTATAACAGAGGTGAAACAATGAGAATGTCTAAACAGATAGCTATCGAGTACGCACTATTATTAGCCTCTTTGGCGGGCGCTATAGGCCTAGTAGGCTATGGCGCTTATGACATCGTGGCATATTTGATATCCGGTGAGGGAAGATGACTGACAAGATCGTTCTAGTCGCCGATTTCGAGACGTATTACGACAGCGAGTACAGTCTCAGGAAGATGACAACAGAGGCCTATATACGCGATAGGCGTTTCGAAGCTCTCACACTGTCATTACAACATTTCTCAGGCAAAGAAATTCGGACCCTCAGGGGTCCGGATGAGATTGCTAAAGGCATTGCTAAGATGCCTTGGGAACGTATTATATTAATATTACAAAATGCAGTTTTCGACGCAGGCATTTTGTCGATGCGCTATGGCGTCTCGCCTTATAAGATCATATGCACCATGTCGATGGAACGGGCGATTGCCGGACCGGGCAAGTCCGCGAGCCTGAAGGCGATGGCAGAGCGTTACGGGCTGTCGCAAAAGACGGTGCCTTACGATGCGTTTCGCGGTTTGCGTTGGAAGGATATGTCTAAAGAAGGGCAAGATGAGCTTGTGGCGGGATGCGAGCAGGATGTCCGGCTGACGGCAGCTATCGCGCGCGAGCAGTTCAAAGTGTTCCCAAGGAACGAGTTAGACATCGTCGATATGACTGTGCGGATGTTCAGCGAGCCGGTTATCATAGGGAATGCTATGGCGCTCGACCGGCTCGCTCAAGAGGAGGCGGCGAGGAAACTGGCCGCGCGCGAGGCGCTTGGTGTGACAGAGAAAGAGCTTCAGTCGGCGGCGAAGTTCGTCGCTTTGCTCGAGGAGTGCGGCGAGGATGTGCCAAGCAAACCAGGCAAGCTTAAAGATAATCCAGCCATCGCGTCCACAGATCCTTATATGCAAGAGTTGGCGACTCAGGAAGGGAGGGCAGGTGATCTCGCACGAGCGAGGCTCGATGCGCGTTCGACATTGACCGAAACACGGGCAGGCACAATGGCGGATTGTGCACGGCGCGGGCCTATGCCGATACCGCTCAATTATATTGGCACACATACGACACGCTGGTCCGGACGCGATTGGAACCCGCAAAATCTGCCGGGCGCACAATCTGATCCTGAGACAAGGCTCCGGCACTCCCTTCAGGCGCCGCCAGGCTATGCCGTTGTGAACGTCGATGCCGCGCAGATCCAGTACCGTTTAGTTTGCGCCTTGGCAGGCCAAGAAGACAAGCTCGAAGACCTGCGGCAGGACAAGGACATTTATAGCGAGTTTGGCAGCCAGTATCTGTACGGCCGGAAGATAACCAAGAAGGATAAAGTCGAGCGCACGTTCGCCAAAGTGACGGTCTTGGGCGGCGGGTTTGGGCAGGGCACGCCACGATTCAAGCAGAACTGCATCGCCCGGCAAGTCGAGGCGACTGAAGAAATGATGGAGCGCGCTATGCCCGCTTACCGCAAGGCACACCCGCGTGTCCCCGATCTATGGGAAGCGAATAACAGCGCGCTTTATGCTCTCATGACATATAGCTGGGAAGGGTTGCCATCTGGCTGGCCTGACTGGTTCCCTATTACTGTGTGCCGGGGGTCGCTCGTTCTGCCGAACGGTTTACATTGTCCGTATAACATCGAGTGGGATCAGCACGAAAGGCAGTGGTATAATAATGGGCGGCATGGCCGGTCGAAAATATGGGGTGGGGCATTTACCGCAGATTTAGCGCAGATGCTGGAGGCCACATACATGAGGGAGATCATGCGCAAGGTCAAGAAGGAGATAGGGTTCCGGCCTGCGATGATGACACACGACGACTTGACTTATGTTATACCTGAACAGCAGGCGGAGGACGTTTGCCGCTACATCGAGGCGCTTATGAGTGTATCACCGGAATGGCTGCCTAACATGCCTATGAAAGGCGAGGGCTCCGTATCGGAGACGTATAAATGAGAGGAGGCGATATGACACCGGAAGGAAACGTGAAAAAGGAGATATTGGCGGAGCTGAGAAAGTATAATGCCTACATATTTATGCCTGTGCAATATGGTTACGGACAAAGAACTTTGGACATATTATGTTGTATCAACGGACAGTTTGTAGCTATAGAATGTAAACGAGCGGACGGTAGCGGCAAGCTTACAAGAATACAGTCTGCTACTATTGAACGTATTGTAGCTGCCGGAGGGCACGCCATTGTAGCCTGTTCTTCAGCTTTTGTTATAGAGTATCTAAAAGAGAATAATATTATATGATCTATGAAAGGCGAGGGCTTTGTATCGGAGACGTATAAATAATGACACCATCCGAAAGAGTGGAGCAAAGACGTGCTTGGCGCGCCGCGCATAAGGCCATAAGAGCTGAGTATCAGCGCTTATGGCGCAAGGCTAATAGGGACAAGGTGAACGCAGCAACGAAGCGTTTTCACGAACGTGAACGCCTCGAGAGAGGCCTGCCATATAACTACAAACCGAAACATAAGGAGTGGGATGACTACCGTAAGCGCAGGTTGTTATATTCCTATAATCAAGGCGTGCCTATGTCCACAATCAAGACGCTGTTTCAGTGCGGTAGCAGCATCATATATGATATATTGGGAGAGTTACACGCCGCAGGGCATGTTGTGAAACCGCGCAAAGATCTGCGCGGTGGTTGTAAGGCAAGGAGGGTATGGATAAGAAATGACCCCGGAAGGACTCGTAAAGAAGGAAATAATGCTGGAGCTGGAGAAGCTTGATGCCTATGTCTTTCTGCCAGTGCCGTGTGGCTATGGGAAAAGGACGGTAGATATTCTTTGTTGTATCAAAGGACGGTTCGTAGCGATAGAGTGTAAGCGGGCGGATGGGTTTGGCAAACTTACAAAGAACCAAGCGAGTATTTTGGGCAAAGTGATGGACGCAGGAGGCCTAGGTATCGTCGCCCGTGGCTGGAATGATGTTTATGATGTTTTGAGAGAAGAGAATATAATATAGAGGTAGTGTAACATGATATACGCACACAAGCACCGCCTGATTATTTATCCGCCGGAGACAATTCTCCCGTTGGACATCCGGGTTGAGTACCGGAAAGGCCATGCTTGTGTGGAGGCGCGCTATAATAACATATTGATACTTGCGGCGGCGGGGCTCGATGTCCCGTCGCCTTTCGATGTGTGGGAATATGACTGGCCGTGCCGTCCTGGCGAGGAGCCGCATCCGACACAAAAAATCATGTCGAAACACATGATAATTCATCCGCGTTCTTATGTGTTTTCAGATATGCGGACAGGCAAGTCGAGGTCGGCGCTTTGGGCGGCGGATCAGATCATGCGGCGCGCGAGGACGCGCGTACGGTGTTTGATCGTCTCTGACATCGAAGCGCTATCGAAATCGTGGGAGCCGGAGATCTTTGCCAATTTCATGGGCCTGCGCTCATGTGCTATTTTGTACGGTACTGAGGCACAACGTAGAAAAGAGCTTGAGCGGGATGTCGATTTCTATCTAATAAACCATGATGGTCTCAAGATAGGGTTCGGTAAGCATGGCAAGGAACACACAAGTCTCGCCGCTGCTATCTTTCGGCGTGACGACATTAAGCTCGCCGTATTCGACGAAGCCGCGAGTTATCGTAATAAACAGACTGAACAGTGGCGAGCCGCTTACAACCTTGTCAGCAAACGAGTGCATTATGCTTGGGCACTCACTGGCACACCTACTCCTAATGGACCTGTCGACGCCTATGGGATTAAAAAACTAATCGATCTCAATTACAAAGAGCCTTTTCAGGATTGGCAAGAGCGATGCACAATCCGGAAGGGGCCTTTCAGGCGTGTCCCGGCGCCTGGCTCCGAGGCGATAGTCGATGCGCTTCTCAGTCCGGCCGTGCGGATTAGCCGAGGCCAGAGGTTCGTTGAGAGCGAGGTCCAAGTCCCTCCTCCCCTACTCGTGGCGCTGACGGACAGACAGAAAGAGTTTATGAAGCTCCTTAAACAAGAGCTTTTGATTACGATGGATGGCGGTGAGGATATTCCGGCCGTAAACGAGGCTTCTCTAAGGACAAAATTCATTCAGCTTGCCTGCGGGGCGATCTATGACTCTGAGCATAACACACATCATATTGAAGCGGGGCCTCGCCTAGACACGCTTACAACGCTGATCGAGCGCATCCCCGGCAAGATTATTGTCTGCTCGCCTCTGACATCGGTTGTCGCCATGCTCGATAAAAAGCTCGCCTCGTTTGGCTGCGTTAGCATTTTGGGACAGGACAAGCACGGGCCGCGCCGCACGGCAGCGATCACCAGATTTATCAACGGCCCTGACAAAGTTCTCAACACACATCCACAACCTATTTCAAGAGGGCTGGATCTGACGTGCGCAAGCACAATCATTCATTATGCGCCAATCGACCGGACAGAGACATATCTGCAAGTCGCCCAGCGCATTAACGGACCTGCACAGAAGCAAGTGCGCAGGATCATCCGGCTAGCCGGGTGCGGTATCGAGATCGATATGTACAACAAGCTCGAAAGGAATGAGAGTCTGCAAGGTGTTATATTGAAACTGAAAGAAATGCGGATATAGGGGTTGACACGCTTCGAATAAACAATATCATTATGGCGAGAGGGAAAGAACACATGCCATCCATAGACAAGCTAGTAGAGGCTCATTTCAAGATCAAGAATGAGATCGACAGACGCACGAAGGCGCTTGCCGAAGAGCTGAAACCGTTAGAGGAGAAGCTCAAACAGGTAGACGGCATGATCATGACGGCTATGGATGAGATGGGTGTCGTCAATGTCAAGACAGAACACGGAACGCCATATTTCACACATCCTGAAACGTTCAAAGTTGTAGATAAACCATCTTTTGTAGAGTGGGTTATCAATAACGAAGCTTATGGTATATTGCCAGATACTTTGTCACGCAAAGAGGCTGTGCGGGACTTCATAGATGGTGGGTTGCCGGACTGTATAGAGGCGGCCACAATACGAAAACTTGTGGTGAAAAAGACATGAGAATTATTGATTATGCAGGGTTTGTTATAGTAGGTTTATCTACTCTGTTCGTAATCAATGATATCGTTGAGAAGATACATGATGATAGGCAGCGCGACAAGGCGGCTCTTGTTGCCTGTACAGAGCAACTCAATTCCGCTGTTTTGGAGGTAAACGGGCACTCCTCCTCTGAGCAAGATGTCATCGTGTTGCGCGAGAAGCTTGAATTTGCAGACCGTCGTCTTAAAGACGTTGAAGACCGTAATCAGGAACTAGAGAGAAGATTAGTCAATGGCAAATGAGTTAGCACATATACCAGATTTCATGAAGTTACTCGCGGCTGAAACTGTCAGCGTCTTCGAAGACGCCAAATCTCTTGGCAGAACGATGCCTCCAAGCATTTACACGGCCAGCCAAAAGTTCAATCTTAAGGTAGACGGCAATCTTGTATGGCCTATGAGCCGTGGTGAGCTCGATTTCATTGTCGTGGCGGCGAAGAGGCCTAATAGCCGCGGATATTATGAAGGGACCTATGACGCAGATAACAAGGGGCCGCCGACATGCTATTCTATAGACGGGGTAACTCCTGAGAACGACTCTACAAGTGTTCAGAATCCTCAATGTCTAGGATGCCCAAAATCAGAATGGGGCTCGCGGACAACCGACAAAGGCGAGGATAGCACGGCCTGCCGCCCGCATAAGCAACTCGCCGTCAAGGTGCTTGGCGAGCCTGGGCTCTATCGCATGAATATACCCGTCGCCTCAATCAAGAAGCAATGGGATGTATATGCTAATAAGATTGAAGAGCTTGGTAAGGCCGAGCGGGCAAAATATGGTTATGAGACCATGACGCTCGGCACTGTCGTGACGAGGGCCAGCATAGACGATAATATCTGGTCCTTCCGGCCTCTCGGATATATTGGCAAGATCCTCTCGAACGACGAGGGCATGGAGCTGCTCAACCTTGTGAAGTCCGGAGAAGCCATCGATATGCTTTGGGGCTCGAAGGAACGGAAAGAGCAGTATGAATCGTCACTTGGCAAGAGGCCGGTTTCTTTGCCTCAGCCAGGCCCTGGAAAAGTATTTGAGGCTCAAGGCGGTAAGGTGGTAGAAGACGCGCCATTTGACATGAGCTATGAGCCGCCGGGCAAGCCAGTGCCCAAGAAACAGGAAGCCCCGCGCGTGAAGGCCCAGCGCACTACAGCGCCAGCTACAGCGCCAGCTACAGCGCCAGCTCCAGCTCCAGCTCCAGCTTCTATTGAGGCGGACGGTGAGGCGGAGCCGGGGAGCGTTGACGATTTCCTCAAAGACTTAGGGTTCTGACATGAAGGGAAAGCCCTCAGACTTCGCGGAGCGGCTTTCCCTGGCCGCAGAAAGGGGCGGCCTGAACGGCTATGACTTGGCTAGCTGGTTCGGCGTCTCCGAGACTTGCATGTACCTATGGCTGCACAAAAAAACCAGTCCCCGGCATGGACTTAAGCATGTGATAGATGTTCTATTGCGCGCTCTTGAGGCGGCTGAGCCTGAACTTAAAAAGCAGCCGTCAGGCATAGGTAAACGATCTTATCCGGGGCGTCGGGATGCAATTAGAGAAATCAGAGACGCTCACCTTTCTCAGGAGGATATTGCCGAAGCAAGGGCCTTACTTTCCCTATTCTAAGGGCGTACAGCCGAACAAAGGCCGGGGACTCGGGACCCTAGAAGAGGTCGAGAAATGGGCGCTAAGACACAAAGATGTGAATATCTCTCTGACCAGTTTCGAGGATAAGCGCGGGGGCTCTTTCAGGGATGCCCGCGCTTTATGGGCGGATGTCGATGTCGGTGACACATATCCTGACCAAGAGACTGCAATACATGCAATAAACACAGCTATATATAAAGGGTTGCCTCCGCCTATCATTATTTCTTCGGGGCGCGGGCTACACCTGATTTGGACATTAACAGAGGGAGTAGGGTGGGATGAGTGGAGGGAAATTTCCAGAGCTGTCAGACAGGTCCTTGCAACTACTGGCCTCACAGTTGATGCCCAGCGCACAACAGATAGCAGCAATGGACCGCGCGTCATTGGAACTATTAATTCAAAAAATGGTGGAATGGTCGAGTTCGTGCGCTTCCACGCCCCAGCGTACACCCCCAAGGCGTTCGCCGCCGCCGTGCGTGTGCAGCAATTATTGCCAGAACCAGCCCGAGGAGCTGGGGTATTTCTGCAAGCACCTCCCCGTGTATCCTGGCAAAGAGAAATAGCCCATGCGACGCCTTTCGAGCACGACTACTCAGGACTGTTGTTTGACGCCGAAAAAATCGCAGAAGGATGTCTTCAGATGTCTGCTCTGCGGCGAGGCCAGGAGGTTGACGAGCCGTCGTGGCAGGGTCTGCTTACCGTGCTGGCTCACTGCGTCGAAGGCGACAAATTTGCGCATGCGTGGTCTTCGCAAGAGGTTCGGTATAGAGAGGAAGAAACAGCTGGCCGACTTAGCCGCATCCGCGAAGATGGATACAAGCCTGCCACGTGTGACTGGTTCCGGGAAAACGGGCGGGGACGCTGCGATGGCTGCCAGCAAACAGTCAACTCACCAATTGCACTTGGAAAAATCACAACACGAGGCCAGAATTTCCCAGCACTTGCAGAGGAACTATCCCAAGATAGCGGAGGCGGTCAAAGAGATGATGATAAGAAACACGTGCTTCCTGAAGGATACGACCGAGGCAACCTGTGTATCACAAGAAATGTAGCCGCAGAGGGAGATAAAGCCGCGTGGCTTAAAATCTGCCAAGAGCTATATTGCGTTGGCTGGTCGCAGGATGATCTAGCCCAGCATTTCACATGGGAGATACGAGACGGCCGCACCGGAGAATGGGCGAGTTTTTCCATGCCTTCGCAACTATGCAACTCTAAGTCATCTGAGTTTACCAGTAGGGTGCATATCTACAACGAAAAGGCCGCAGACGCCTACATAAGGGCT